ACATCACACAAGAAAGTTGACATTGAGTATGTATATGAATAGGATTATATTCATTTGGTTGTTGAGAAACTATCCACATTGATAACATTTGAACTAACCAATTTTCCTTCTGAACTTGTTCTACATTAAATGGATATTGTTGACATTTTATCTGAATTACATATTGTTGAATTACATCGTGAAAAAATTCAAATACTCCATCATTCTTCAAAATTTCATGGTCTACTAACAGTTCTGTTTCTATTTGTCCAGCAAGATTATGACCATGACTTAAAGATTTTTCATCATCAATTACAAGGTCACTAATATCAATCATTTTTTGTAGGATTTCATCTGGCAATTTCGTATGCATCACTGGAACAGACCAAGGCTGTATCATTTTTAATGGCATTTGTAATAGTAACGGATTCGAGTTTCCTTTTTCTTTTTTAGCATCTCTTTCTGCTCGTCTTCGTTCTTGTCTGTTCATTATACCGTTTCCATTGTCAAAGCTTCACTGTAAAGGTCTTGCATCAATTTATTCAAATCTTCTTTATTTTCCATTTGTAATCCATTTACACAATTTTTGATTACACTCATTGTATCTTCAACATCCTCAATTCCATCTATATCATCTCCCAAATCTTCCATATCAAAAAGATTATCTACTACCGAAATATTACTAGTTCCAGCATCAATCAATTTATCCATCAAAGTTTCAAACATATAATTATTATTTTTATTTTCAATAATTATTTTTACATAAGTATCTTCATATTTTGAGAGATCACCATAATCATTTTTCTCATCGTTGTAATATATCTTATGGAACATTGAATATGGATTTTCTATAAACTCCGTTTCCATTGTTTCTGTATCATAGATATGAAATCCTCGTTTGTCGTTGTAATCGCTCCAAGTTATTTCATAAGGATTTCCAAGATATGTGATATTTCCAGTAGTAGAACGATGATGAAAATGACCAGAAAATACTCTTTGGAATGCCTTAAACATCGTTGAGGGATATCCATCCATACTAAAAGAACCCTTGTTCATTTCTATGCCTTCTAAATGTAGATGACCAAATGCTGCTTTAGTTCTTGTCTTTTCAATTAGTTCTTTTGTTGCATCTTCATTATCTGCACACATCCAAGGCACAAACAATACCTTATGTTCTTTTGTCAGAGACACTTCACAAGGATCTGAATAAACCGAAACATTGTTCATTCCTCTTGTCAGTTCTTCCATCGAATTTACTTTGAGAGTGTTCTTATAATAAATGTCGTGGTTGCCAACAATGAGTTTAGTGTTTACACCCATTTCTTCTAAAGGATGAAACAATATTTCTTTCATCGAATTGAGCGTCTTGAAGTTGATAAATTTCCGTCTATCAACCACATCACCCAAATGTATTACATCGGTGATATCTCTCTCTTTCAGAGTAGGGAAGAATATATTTTCATAGAACTTACGAAAGAAATCTAGGAATAGGAGACTATCATTTCTAGCACCGAAATGTGTGTCTGTCAGCAAAGCTATCTTCATGCACAAGCTCTCATAAAAGAAGTAAGGGGAGATAATTCCAAAATTGCATCATCTTTTTTCTTCGACACCACTTTAGGTTTCTTTTTCGCTCTTTTCTTTTCCTCAAACTGATAAATGAAATCATAGATATTAGCCTGTTTATCAACTGTCATCAAGGTTGCTCCTGCGGCTATACCACTCTGTTCACCAACAGTCATATTTTCCATATCTGAATTGTCTTCGATGGAATTATGAGCATCCATTTGTTTGTATTTTATATAAAGTTGTTTCTTTTCTTTTTCGATTCTTCTTAGGAAGGCGTAATATATTATCTGTGTGAAATAAGCAAATGGATTTTTGGATTTCTCAGGATTGAAATTACTTGCGTACATCACACAATTTTCTATTCCATCACTTACCATTTCTTCACGAAATGCATAGTTTATAAAATTGGGTCTATGAGATAATCTTTCTGCTATTTTGAGGAAACATTCACCTGCGTAATCTGGTAGTTGAGGTTTACGTTCATCTCCGTCATCGACTGACTTGAGATATTCACCTCTATATTCTCCCATGACTATTAAAAACTTTTCATTGTCTACATAATGTTGTTTTGTTCGTGGTCTAGCCATATGAATCCTTTAGTGGTAATTGTTAATAATATACTATTATAACAAGTTATATCGATAAAGTCAAGTGTTATTTTTTTGTTATTCTGTTAAAAAAGACTTGACTAATTTCTCCGTATCTGGTATATTAACTCTGGTGGGTTTGAGATGAAGGTAGTACTGAATTACTAATTGACTAACATACTTGTAACCTCAAATGAATCCATATCTCTGTTTTCTTGTTCATCTAGTATTTCATCATATATCTTTGACATCTTTTTGGACAGGCTGGTCATTGTCACCACATACTTCGTAGATACAGGAATTATTTCATCATCTGTGTAAGGTATCCATTTTGTAAAACGAACTCCTTCTTCGTCTTTTTCAAACACATGAGTTATTTGCACTGGGTGTTTCAGATTAAAAAACCCATCGGTTGGTTTCAAATACACAGCCAGAATTTCTTCTCCTGTTGAAAGTTTGATATATTTTCTTGATGCCATATTATCCTTTGAGTGATATTACATAGATTTTATAAGGAAATTGTTCAGAACTATAAATCTTTATTCTTTCTGAAAAATGGTTTAGTGTATAATTTTTCCTATCATTGTGAGTTAGATCGTCTGAAATATCATAAAGTCTCGCTGAATCTTTAGTCTCTGACTTCCTCAACCCTCTACCTATTGACTGTAAATTTCTAATACGACTCTTAGAAGGAGAAGCGAAAACAATGTTATGAATGTTCCGAATATTGATGCCGGTACTGTATACACCATAACTTGCACAGATAATAGCATCTTTTTCTTTTTCGACAAGTTCTCTGACTTTTTCTCTTGAATCTGCATCTGTTCCTCCATAAACAAAAAAGATTTTCCTAGAAGAATCAACAATTTCTTCTAGTATTGAATGTAGAATGTTACCGTGTTTCTCTATCAATTGAAATAGAACTAATGTGTTTCCGCTCAGACTATTTACAAGATTACAAATATACTTGTTTCGTTCTGAATGACCCACTATGAAATCTATCTCTTCTTGATAGTTCATTTTTGATACAATGGCACGTTCCTTTTTATTATATTTTAAAATAAGACAATTTATATCAATCGATGATATAGTCTTGTTCTTGATAAGTTCTTTTGTAGTGGTTATTTTCTTTATTGTACCGAATAACCCCTCTAATATTAATTTATGTACCTCTACTCCGTCTAGTGTTCCAGTAGTTCCAATTCGATAAGGAGTATTTTCCAGATTTTTTAATATCTTAGTAAGAGAACGAGCTTTGTAAAGGTGTGCTTCATCTCCTATCACTAAACGAAAATCGCTGAAGAAATCTTTTTCCAGTTCATAAAGTGACTGCCACGTTGAAACAATAATTGGTTTGTCTGTCTGTTTTTCTTGACCACCATAAATCTTGTGGACGAAATTTTCGACCTCAAACGTATTGTCAGCCTTTGCATAGGCCTCAAAATCAGAATACATTTGACTCACCAGAGAAAGTGTTGGAACAATAACCAAAGCTTTTTCAGGTAAGTAGTATCGTATCAGATAGTAAATTATAAGAGATTTTCCCGATGCAGTTGGTGATAATAACACACACCTTTTTTTATCAATTGAGTGTCTGACTGCAAGACTTTGATAATCTCTTAGTTTATATTCACAAGGAAATGATGTAAGAAATTTAAAATAATCGTCATTGGAGATTGGTTCAAGAATCTCTCCTGTATTATCTATAAGTTCATATTCTCTGTCATCAGCAAATCTACTTATTTCTGGTTTGAGACCAGCATAAATTCGATTGCTATCCATATTGAAAAGGTAAACATATCCATCCCATTTTTTTCTTCTGAACATGGGCATGAATTGATAACCATTTGGTCTGAATCGAAAATAGTGATTCAATTCCATTTTCACATGAGGCTCACAAATAAGTCTAACGAATACCTCAGTATCCTTTTCCATCAATATCTGAGTGGTCATCCAAGACCTGCAACAAATTTTCTCCAATTAATTGCATTATTAATATGAAAACTTCTATTCTCAATCATAGAAAGAACAGATTTCAGATACTCGACTTTACTTTTCTGTTCGTTCATAATCTTTTCAGCCTTCTGTAAGACCTCATCTGCTCCGACATAGTGGCGTTCTAACTCTGTCTTCGATACTCTAATATTATGGTCTGGAGCCTTTCCGTTTTTAGAAATGACAACTTCCCATCGTTGTTGAAAAAGGACTTTCCAATGAGTTTCAAGATCACTCATTTTTCGTTTCTCTTTAGAATAGATGTCTAGATATTTTTGGTGTACATTGGGTATGTTTAGAGACTCATTATCCAAGTCTTTGTCATCAATGTGAGCATCTTCTTCCCACATCAACATAATTTTTTCAAGTTCCATAATTTTAGTTATTCAATAAGTTTTTTATCTCATAGTTAGTGTAACGAAATGTTGCTGTAGCAGTAAAATATTCAACGTCAGTAGCAGCACTACTGAAATCTAAGGAAGATATTGATATAGGGAATGCTTCGTAGAAATGAAATTCCATTTGTGGATTCATTGCACTTGTCAAAATAGATAAAACGATAGTGGATACTGTTCCACCTCTAGGGGTTAAATCTGACTTTCCTTGAAGTAATCTATATTTTTCGTGACCTTCAGCCAAACCTAACGCAATACATCTATCATAAATTTCAATCCAATTTTTAAGATGTTCATCGACTATGAAGGTCACTGACAATTCCTCAAAGGAAACGTTACCTCCAGCGTATGGTATATTTGCAAATGGTGTGACCAGATCAATTGCTTCGATAGAAACGCCTGGCACATTTACTGATTGACAAAACCAAGTAAGATGTGGTGCATCCTCCATCGATAATCGAAAGCTGATGTTGGAAAGATAATTTAAATTGTCTGGTACTTTATTTGATGCTGACATAGATTCCTTTTCTTATTATATTACTATTTATGTAACATTTTTTCAAACTCAGGATATCCGATATCTTTACCAACAAACACAAAGCTGCAATTTGGAAACTCTTCTTCTATTTTTCTATGTTGACCAATCCAATCTCGACTCTCTGAATCGGAAACATTCGTAGAAGAACTGAGATAAACACCAGAACTAGTTTGACTGTGGAAATAGTCATATCCCACACAATAAAATGTTTCGTTTGGATTTTCCAGACAAGCTATTCTTAGAGCAACTGTTTCAGTAATCCAATCATCATATTCATTTCCCCACCAATCAATGTTTTTTGTCAAATCGTTAGAATCTATCCAGAGAAAATACATCACTCCTTCATGGGCAAATTGTATAAAATTTTCTGTAGTTGGTTCGTTCTCTGCAATTTTCATTCTCTTATCCGTAGATTGTTTCATCATATCATAATGAAAACTTGGAATGAGAGTAAAATTCCTAAAATGACAAACGTGTTTTTTGGTGTATCCATTAGTGACAAGTTCGACAAGAATTTGGATATTTTCACTAATTAAATTGTCAGGAATGAATCTTTTGTGAATGTAATCACAACCGTATGTAGTATGATTTTTGAAGAGGTTTACATCAGAAATGGTTTTAGAATAACCATTACCTATCACTATCAACATTTTATTCTCACAAGAAAATGACTACAAACAAAAAAAGGGAGCAGATTTCTCTACTCCCTTTTGAAATCCTACTATATGTAGGGAACGAATTACATCAAGTTTGAAATTGAAGCTTTTCTGTAATAAACGTTCAAGTGAGGATTCGATGTCAAGTCACCAGTAATACGACCAGTTGAAGTAGCCGCATTTTCAGCAAATGGATTAGCAACTAAACCATAACGTGTCTTGAAAGCGATTTGTGGTTGAAAACTAGATGAATCAACTGCACGAACCATTTGTAATGGAACGTAAGGACAGTAGAATACACCAGCATCCATAGGTGAATCACCCTTGTAACCAACACAATAAAATTCTTGTGCGTGAGCATCGGCATAAGGATCAACATAAACTTTATATCGACCATTAAGAACACCAGCAAACGTAGAAGAAGATGTGTCTGAATTAATGTCAGTACTCATTGCTGGAGCATAATCCAACATTCCTGCCATTTGAAGTGCGGAAGCAACATCTGAAGAGGTCATAAGGATATTTCCTTTTCCTCGACGTGTGTCTTTTCCAATCTGGTTAGCATCTTTTTCAATCTGCATCATCAGACCTTTGAATTTTTCAACCATCCAACGACCATTAGAATCGGTGTCAAGGTCAAAAATTCCAGCAGTTGTAGTTCCAATTTGAGCACCAACAGCAGCGTTGATGTAAATCTTCCGAATTACTTCTCGGTTGATCTCAACTAGAATTTCACTAGATAGGATGTTAGCAAGTTCTGCTTCTGCATCCAATCCATGAACAGCACGTAAATCCTGTGCTAATTCCATAGAATACGAACCTTTGAGGGCACGTGTTCCTGCAGCGATGGAAATCTTCTCTATTGAGAAGGACATTTCACCAGCAATATTACCTTCACCACCGTCTGTTTCCAGAGCACTTGAAGCAGCAAATTCTGTTCCTGTTTGACCAGTTCCGTCAGCGGCCGTGATCAAAAGACCAGGCGTCTTGACTGTATCACCAGTATTAGCTGTTCCAGATTCACTTGCAACTGTATCAGCATTAACACCAGGCATTTCAGCACCGGCCATTGTATTAACACGACTTTTGAGTGCGAAAATAAGACCTGTTGGTCCAGACATTGGTTGTACACCACAAACGTCATATGCAACTAACTGAGGCATAGCACGTCGAACCATTGAGATCAAAACTGGATCTGCAAAGTTGAACGCTGTTGTTTGTACTGGGTTTCCAGCAACACCACCCAAAGATGGGTTAGTGGATGTCAAAGCGTTGATTGTTGTTGGTGTTGCTTCCGACAATAAACCAGATTGACCTTGCATTGCTTGATCTTGAACGTATTGGTGTTCTGTGTTCTCAAGACACATAGCTGTAACGGCACGTTTGTGACTATCCGTGATCTTAGGAAGATCTGGATGATCCAAAACTGGAGCCCACTTTTCAGATAAATTTTGTTCTAGTTTCATATTATTTAACTCCTATAATATGGATTAAAAAAATTGTAATATTTAATTACCGAGCAATAGCTTTACTATATGCTTCCATGATGTTGTTCATCTTAACAGGAGTTTCCTCTTGTTCTTCTGAACTAACACTGTCTTCACTAATAACTTCATCCTTTTTAACTTGACTAGGAAAATAACTTTCCTTAATCTGTTTTACTTTACTTTCAAAATCTTCGACATCGCCTTCTTCCATTGAAACACCTTCTGTAAGTTCTTTCAATTTTTCGGATTGTGTATCAGCAAGGTCATTGCTAATTTCTTCGACAATCTTATTTTTGCGATATTCGTTAAGTTCGTTTGTAACTTTGACGTTCTCTTCGATTTTGCCATTTAATTTGGTTTCTAATTCCTCAACACGGTCAAATAAGTTTTCAACCATGTCTACTTTTTCTTCTGGAACTTCGATGTAATGTTCTTGGAAAAGACCTTTCAATCCACCAATAAACTCTTCTGTAATTTCACTTCTAAGTGAACTGTCGAGAGAAAGTTCGTTTTCTTTCATCCATTCTTCAACAACATAGTTCAAGTATCCGTCAACTTTTTCTGTCAACTCATCCCTAAAGGAAATGATTTCTTCTTGAAGATTCTTAGAATATTCTTCTTCCAGTTCTTCGGTCTTCTTTGTTACCGTTTCCATAACTTTCTGATAAACAGCGGCTTCAAAAATTGTAGATGCTTTAGACTTAAACTCTTCAGAAAGTTCTTCACCTTGAACAAGTGCTTCGATGTCTTCTTTGACATTAATTTCTGGAAGGTCAGATGGTTTTATCTTCTTTTTCTTTTTACCAATCTTTGGATCTCCTGTTTTTGCATCTGCATCATCTGGCCCAATTGGAGTTGGTCCACC